AGTCATAGTATGTTAGTGGGTCGCTATCCTCTATTACCGTCTCAACATCTTCTAACAATTCTTCTAATGCTTCGACAACATCGTTGTCATCAGACACATAGATACGAACTGTTATAGTTAAAAATCTGAATCGAAATCCTCCTCCATCGTATTCTCGGGTTTCTGTTCCAGCTCCTACATGTATAGTAGGAAACTCGTTTACTTCATCCCAGAATTTAAGTCTTCGTTCTACCTTAGCTACTGAACTTCTAAAAGGTGGTTGACCATTTATTCTTTCCAGTGCTATTGCTAGGGCTTCTACTACGGCTCTACGACGCGACGAATATCTTCTTGCTGTTGTTGAGTCCATTATATTCTCCTAACTTTTATAAATTTATTTTCCATACTTTGAGCAACAATCTCTCTAATACTTTGCCCAATTATTACTCTAGGGTCTCTCATAGTACTACCCTGTTTTCCTCCTGGTTCAAAGGTTTCATAAGGATTTCTCATGTAAGTATAATCTGCTTGTAATCCCCCTCTTGGCCCTTGTGTTACTTTTGTAACTTGGGCGGAGTTTGCAAATCTACCTGTTCTATATCTTAAACTTGGTGGATTCATCTTCGTAGCTACCATTTGTGGTAGTACTGAATTTATTAAATTCTTTAAAGCCATTGGATTTGCTTGTTGTTTCGCTACTCCACCTTTTGTTCTTTGAGCATTTGAAGTCTTATGTCTTTTTTTACTGCTATTTTTTGCTCTACTTATTTTTGACTTTGTAGCAGCTGCTACTATAACTTTGTGTATGGCTTCTGATGCTTCTTTTTCTCCCATTCCCATTTTTTGCAATTGCTTATTTACTTTTAAACGCATATTTGGTTTATTCCACCATTTTAGTTTTAAAAGTTCTTTTATAGCTATAGCACCAACTAGTTCGCCACCTTTTTCTGTTACACCTTTAGAAGCTTTATAGTCGTCGTTAAGACTCTCTTTTAACAAATCTTCTACTATCTTGTCTAAAACTTTTTTAAGATTGTCTATATCAGCATGGCTCATTAACTCTTGGTGAACATCTCCACCTAATGCCATTCCAATCTCTATAGTTTTATTCATACTTAATAATTTACTTATTGAAGTACTATTTATTGTAAACTCAGCATCTAGTTTTTGTATTATATCATGATGTGCTTTCGTGTACATTGCAGGACTTAAAATGTTACTAGGTATTGTTACCATACTAGGGTCTAAGTCTCTTAGTTTTTCTACTGCTGCTACTAAAGGAGCGGAAGTATCATCTTGAGCTCCTGTAGGAACTCCATATTTATCTTTACTAGCTACCGGTCCATGTAATCTTCTAAACCTGTGTTTTCCAGAGGAGTCTGTTGCTCCCGGAACAAATCCTTTAGTTCTTCCTTCTGAGTCTGTATATTGTCTACCTGCAAATTTTCCTATATGTCTTAAACCAAACCTTAGAGCATTTCTAAATAGTGTTTGATGAACTTTTCTATTTACCCTGTCTCCACCTGCTCCTACCATTCCTGCATAAGTTACTGGTATACTATTTATATTTCCCATCAGACCCATTGGAAGTAGTCTTAAGCTGGCGAATCCACCTCCCGGAATATAACAAGCTAATCTACTGTTACTTCTAGGAAGTGTTCTTCCATCAGCTCTATTTCTCATTCCTGCATATTTTTTCATTTTTGCAAGAGTTTTTTCTTCTGGGCCTGCAGTAAATACTTTATATCCTGCGTTTTTGTGTGCACGAATTATATTTCTTCTAGTATAACTTTTTTTGGCTCCATAAGCTGCTGCTTTTTTTATATCTTTTATATCTTGGCTACTTAAACCAACCTTCGGCCCTACATTTACTAGATAGTCAGCCATAGAATTATAAAGTTCATCTTCTATTAATGACCTTTCAAACATCATTTGTACAACGTAATTAGTATATTGTAATTCTCTTAAATTGGTTCTACTAATTGCTGTTTGTAATTGTTCTCTAATATGCCTTACTGACATTAAATAACCACTCTATATAAATCAAGTACTCTTTTTATATGGTCTGGGAAGTCACTAGAACTTCTTATTCCAGATGTGCCTTGATTCTGTTGGACTGCTCCGCCCAGACTTCTTCTTTCTTTATGCTCGTCTTTTATATAATAGTTTACTAAATCAAATAGTGCAAGTTGTAAATCTTTTGGAGTAGAAGCATATCCAGCTCTATATGTAATTTTTACAGAGCCTACTCCTTTTTTCCATGAGATTTCGTTTCCATTCTCGTTAGTTCTTATAATTGCATCGTCTTCTATATCTGCATAGTACTCATACTTTGCAGTAGTCAACTCAGTATAGCTATCTGAATAGCCTTCTCTTTCTTCTACTTTAGTTACTGATACCAACGGACTTTCACTCACAATTATGGTGCTTGTGTGGTTATCTCTTATTGTAAAAGTTTCAACTTTGTCTGAGCTATAATAATCTAGGAAACTTGTTCCACAATACTTCTTAACTAAATCAGATACCTGAGGTACTATAACTGCAAGACGGTCGTCGTCCTTCTCTCCTCGAAGTCCTTCTGCGTCTTTGTATTCATTTACTGTTATTAAGTCTGCCATAGTTAAAAAGGGTGGGTTTAAGGAAACCCACCAAAACCGTTATGAGCTATTAACTAGCTGCTGCGTATTTCCATCCGTGTACTGTGTGAGCGTTCTCAATTAACTCGGCAAAACCGATTCTTTGTGAAGCAACTAGTACTCTTCTTTGGTTAGCAACTTCGTAATCTGACTCAATGGTTACACCTCTAAGTCTTGGCATTACGTAGTTTCTTGGGTATACTGCTATAGCACCTGGCTTAGTAGCTGCTTTTCCTGGGAACTCGTCACATAATAGTACTCTTGTACCGAATACTTGTCCGATTTCTCCAGATAGCTTAGTAGCCATGTCGCCAACTAGGTTAGCGTCTTGGAACTCTGCATCTTCAAGTAGGTTGTAGTAACCTTCTTGTGAAACAATGTATACAACTTCTGATGGGTTAACACCATATTTACCCATATTCTTTCTTAGACCAAGTAAGTCTGCTGCAGTTAATTTATCACCAGCTGCATAGATTCCACCTGAACCTCCACCAACGTCAGTAGTGAAGAAAGAACCATTGTCAGCATGCTCAATCAAGCCTTCAAATGCTGCATTTGAGGTACCGAAAGCACCGTCTGCGTGGTTACCTAATAGTAACGCATTTTCCATAGCTCTTGCATGAGACCTTACCATTGACTCTCTAATTAAAGGAAGGATTGGTAAGATTGCATCTTCTTCAGTCTCATTACCTAAGTATGATTGTGAAATAAGTTTTTTGGTTGACAATGTAACTTCTGTTAAGTCAACACCTGCACCATTAGCTGGGTCATAAGCGTCGCCTCTTGGGTCTAAGTTACCTTTTGGATTACCACCTGAAGCAGTTTGGTTAGCTGTAAATTCAGCGTAACCTGCATCTGGTAATACTGGGATAATCATGTTTGCAGAGTTCATAGCAATTTCTCTAAATAGAGGTGCTAAAACTAGCTCATTTTGAATATCTCTTTCGATGTTTGTTGAAACTAATTGCTCAAAGTCAGCTGATGATACTTCAACACCTGCTTGAGTATTTACTTTTTCCATTACACCTTTAGCATAGTCATTGTCCCAACCTTTACCAGTAGCTAAACCAGCAAATTTTGCATCAATAACTTCTTGCTCGAAGTCTTTTTTCCAGTCGCCAGAACCATTTCTGTTAGCAAATACTCTTTTAGACTCACGAATACTCATGATTTCTTCTGATTTCTCAGCGAGTTGCTTTTCTAATGAATCGACTACTGATTTTAAGTCTTCTTGTTTCTCGTTAACTCTAGTTTCGAGGTCGTTCATTAGCCTTTCAGCACCTGTCAAACCAGCTTCCACTATAGTTTTTGTTTCAATTTCCTTTGCTTCTTGAGCAGCTTTTGCTTCAGCGTCTACTTGAGCTTGCTTTTCAGCCTGCTCTTGTACTTGCTTTTCTTCTGCTGCTTTAGCTTCGGCTTGTTTCATAGCGATTTTAGCTGCAGTATCCTCTGCAACTTTCTTCGCAAATGCTTCCAAGTCGATTGAAGTTTCAGGAGATTTCTTTTCTTCTGACATATCAGTCTCCATTGATGAGGATTTCTCCTCGCTTGGCTGCTCAATTTTAACAGCGTCTGCTGCTGCGGTTGAGTTAGCCTGTAATATTTCTTTTTGGTAACTTCTGTATTCTTCCATAGAATCAAAAGACTTTGCTAGTCCAAAGGTTGCCCCTTGGTTGCAAGGTACTGATACTACAGAAACTTCGAAAAGCTCCGCGTCTTTAATTTTGTATCCATCGTGCTCAGTCATGTATTCAGAATCTTTACATCTGAAACCTACTGAAAATGCTCCGAGAACACCATCTTTCACTAAATGAGTAATGTCGCCTGCAGCTTTGGATATCTTTGCAGTGATATCTAAACCTTTGTCAGTGACTTCTAAACCTGTTGCTCTACCGATAGGCTTATTATAGTCATGGTTAAAAAGAATAATTGGATTATTTTTAAAACTTTCCAATCCTCCTTTTGTCCATGCTTCTGTTTCGATAATATCGCCAGCTCTATCTAGTGCATTTGTACTTGCAGAACCTTTGATGTTTATTCCGCCATCGTCAGTTTCGCCTAAAGTTTTGAAAGTACTCGTCCAGTGATAAATTTTATTTGACATCTTTCTTCTCCACTTTTACAGTCTTTTTAGGAGCTACCTTTTTAGGTTCAACCTTCTTAGGTGCTGCTTTTTTGACTGGCTCTGGAAGAGATACAGGATGTCTTTTTTCAACATAAGATAATAGTCTATTCCAACTTCCGATTTTTCTTCTAAGAATGTAATCTTTAACTGGAACATCATTACCAAATGATTTATATGTGGCTAAATCCATAGTCTTAACGCCTTTTGACGCCATGAAGTCTGAAAAAGCCTTTACCATCATATCTTTTGTCATAATTATTCTTCCTCGCTTGGCGGTGTCTCTTGCGGTCTGCCGCCTTCTTCGGGGTTTGAGGCTGAACCTGCGATATTTGCAGGAACTCTTGGTGTATCAAACCCTGGTATTGTTTCAAGTCTCAACGCCTCCCTTGCTTCATTCGGTGTCATTATACCTGTGTTAACAAGTGTGGCGTAGTAGCCTGCTTGGTCTCTTAACTCTGGTTGTAAAGCAGGTATACCTGATACGTTCTCATCAAGTTTGAAACCGAAAAATCTCTCGAAAGCATATGCTATTTTGTTAGTAATAGGCAGTATGGTTTCTAAGTAAAATAAACGGTGGTTTGGTCTTAAGTTTGCATTATTTCCACTGTCCATCAAAATTGGTGGAATACCTAACGCTTTCAAGATTATCTTTTCATTATTTGCAATACCTTCCTGAAAATCTAAATCTTTAAAACTTACTTCTGTTAAGTTTTCTACCTCTAAACCACCATCTAAAAATAATGGTCTTCTACCACCTGACTGTGGATTGTATCTAGCAACCCAAGCCTGTAACATTCTCTCTTTGATTTTCTCAGAAAGAGTGTTTGGTGATTTTAAAACTAGTCCTGGAACTGCTCCATTTTTAAAGAAGTTATCCTGGAATCTTCTCATGCTACCAAGTAGTTGCATTGTTCTAAATGCTGGCTTTAGTCTTGGTATTCCTCTATAAATAGATTTGAATGAGTTTTCTTTGATATGTATAATTTCATTTGGACTATAATCTATAGTGTTGTCGTATGAATACTTCTCTACGTATTTATCCTCGTCACTATGAATAGTTACATGCTCTGCTGGAAGATGGTACAGATGTGCGCCATCAAAGTATACAAAGATGTTACCATCAATCAATAAGTCTATCAAAAGATTTCTTTTAAATGTGCTTACATCTTGAAATGGATTTGGCTCTGTATTTAACAGTAAGTCTACTCTACTTCTTCTAATATTTTTAACTATAGGATTTGTACCTACAATTTTTTCTCCAACATCAAATGGTATTTCAGCTGCGTCGTCCACTATCATGTTGACTGCTCTGTTTACAATTTCTAGTTGTTCGTATGCACTTCTGTAGTTATGTACAACTTCGACTGACTGGATAGTTGTTCCTTGGTCGCGAGATATAACATACTGCGCAGGATTTGCTTTTTCCTCCGCTTTTCTGCCTATAAATCTATCATACCATGCCATATTTGTCTCTCTGAATCTCAACCCATCTTTGTTGCTTTGTAGCTGTTACTAACTTGGGTCGTTTACCGTAAATGCCATGTAATCTTAAATGATGAGTATGGCATAGTGTAACAGCATGAGTATAAACTTTGTCTTCGTTTTCTTCTATAAATTTCTCACGAAGTGCTAATATTTCGTCTTCGGTTTCAATGGTGATTTTATTCTCTTTCATCCACCACTCTAGTAATTCAGTTAGTCCGTAGAAATGATGAAAGTCCAGATTCTCTGTACTCCCGCAAATGTAACATTCCGCCTCTTTTTTATATTTCGACTTGGCTTTGTCACGAACATATTTAACTAAATCTCTTTTTAAAGTCATAAACCTACTTGTATAATAGAATTTTAACAAAAAATTTAGCTCATGTCAAGAACTATTTTTGTGAGGAGTTATTAAAAGGTAGTGGCGCTTGTCTCGAATGAGTACAAAGCGTAGCGAAGGGCGTCCGCCATGTGAGATGCATAATTATGTTTAGGTTTTTCTTTTAACAAGTTAGGGTTTGGGTCCCACTGATACTGGTCTAAAGACGCTAAACTTTCCTTACATGCTTGATGTACTATTAGTTTGTCATTATCCACTATTCCTGCGACTTGTCCAATACCATCTAGTACAGATTTTTTCGCATTGATAGTACTAATATCATAATTCTGTGCAAAGTCAAATCTTGTCTGCTGTGCTGCAGAGTCAATGTAGATATAATCAATATCCCATCTGTTTATTAATTTTCGTATTTCTATCGCGTGTTGTTCTGTGGTCTTTTCTGCATCTAAATATTCATCTACTAGATAGAATTTTTCTGCATCCCAATCATATGCGATTACACAAAAAGCTGTTGGGTCTTTGTAACCTACGTCCATTCCTGCAAAGACATCCATTTTACTTAAATCTATCTCTGCCAAGTCAGCTACGCATTCTTCATGATTAAATGCCCATACCTGACCTTCAAAGACATTAAAGTCTGCCATATATTCCTGATTAAATTCAGATTCAGACATAGTTTTCTTTGCTTCTACAATATCCTGCTCAGAAATACGTGGGTTTTCGTGATAAGTTGCTTTGATTGAGCACCACTCTGGGAATTGGTCTGAGAATCCTCTTTGCCAGAACTCTGCAAACCAGTTGTTTCTACCCCTTGGAGTAGATATAAATAAAGCTTTTGAGTTTGCTTTATCTAGTGTGGGCCTGAGCGCAACATTGAAAGCATCCCTCCCGTCAACGAGAGCGGCCTCATCGAATATGATGAGGTCATAAGACCTACCCACAACCGAATCCACTTGGTTGACAGAACCCATACGTATTGTAGAACCGTTAGAAAGTTCAATAACTTTATCTTTTGCATTATCTCTTGTGACCTCCAAGTCAAAATGCTTAATCAGTCCTCTTTGTAGTTCAAAAGATATCTGAGAAAGCGAGTAGTTAGGTGACATTAATAAAACATTAGAGCCAGGCACTAAAGTAATTAATTGACCTATTATATTTGCTATATAAGTTTTTCCTTGCCTACGTGAAACTGCGGCAGTAATAAAACGGTATTTGGGATTGTTGATTGCATTTATGATTCCATGCTGTGAAGTGTTAGGAGTTACTCCAAGTAAGTCCATATACCCATCTATAGGTAATTTTATGAATCGTCTATCGTCAAACTTCATTAAGCCATCGGATAGTACGTCTGTTCTGCTAATTTGTATCAATGTATTGTCTCGTCTTCAAATATGTATTCAGAATCTTCTTCATCGAGGACTCCATGTTCTTTTGCTTTTTCATATAAGTAGCAGTAAGCTGCTGATAAGTTTTTAAAGTTTTCCTCAGCTTTAGTAAGTTCTCTTTTCTTTTCGGCATTTAACATTTGGCTTAAAAATTTGCCTGAATTTACGAGAGCTTCCTCTAGCCATAAAACTCTTCCGTCTAGTTTTGGTATTGACATGGGTCTCCTTATATTTGTATTAAATCGTTTGAAATATGGTCACTGTGTTTTGGGGGAAGATATGGCCATTTCATATACTCCCAGGCAACACTATATCTAAAATCTCTGCTAGTGTTTTTATAACATCCGTGAATTAAGTTTGGATGAAAAAATATTGCAAAAGGTTCGTCTATTTCAACATCTACTATAGTCACTTTAGGATTTAAGTTAATCCAATTAAAAACTCCGTGGGATGACTTGTCATGTCTAAAGATTCCTTTAGTATGAGAGCGAGGAACTACGCGTAAACACCCGTTTTCTTTTCTTGCTCCATTTACAAATACATCACAACTTATTAATCTGTCTGGTAAAGCCTCTATATAGTAGTTGTCTTGGTGCCAATCTACTGAAAACCCTACTTTAGGACACATTGGAAAGAATTTAGATATATAAGTACTTAGACTATTTGTTTTTAGTAGTCTTTTTGCTACTCTAAGTAGCTTTTTGTTCCTACCTAACCTTTTCAATTCATCTGAATAAGCCATCGCACCCTGTAATTTACAAGGATTGTTAGGGCTATTGTATATCCATTGGTCTTTCTGCGCCGAAATGTACTTAGATTCTTGTGTCAAAGTTTTACATGTGCGGTTAAGCTCTTTATGTTCCTCTTTTGATAGAAAGTTTTTTACTATTACGTAGCCTTCTAGACCAAATTTAGATATATCGTAGTTCACTTACCATTTAACCTTGTTAGCCCAGTATGCGGCTGACATTTTTCCTTTTGCTATGTTCCTTCTGTGCCTAGCTTTGAATGATTTTCTTTTCATTTTCATTCTTCTAGACTCTCCTGCTTTTGGTTTACCAGCGGTTTTTGCTCCTTTCTGTCCAAAACGGATTGTTTTAATTCTATTTCCGACTTTTGCCACAACTATGTGTGATTTTGTCTTATGACCAGGTGTTCTTTTTGGTTTATTAAATCCTGAAACTCCTGCTCTTTTTAATCTTGGGTCTCTTTTACGACCTTTTCTTTTTCTTACAGCCATTATGCTCTCCCTACATTGCCTGCTATACAGTATCTCATGAAACCTTCTAAGTTTGGCTGAGTGCTGTGTAAAACATCACTTTTAAAAATATATAAGTGTCCTGCTTTAGGAAACTCTGTTATACAAAAAGTGGGATTTTGTTTGTTATGGAATAATAACGCTCCTGATTCTTTTATATCATGTAGATAATAACAAAAAGAATATTCAGGAGTTACGTTGTTATTTCCAACTCCCCCTGATGTATGATTATGAATACCTGTATACTCTCCTGCATCTTGAAAAGTACCCCACATATTTACTATTTTGTAATCTGCGGGGAACTTCTTCATAATTTGTTTACAAAAGTCCTGAAACTCAGGCTCATCTTGTAGGAAAGTATTAGTATGCCTAGGGTTGACCTTTGACATCTTAAACCCTGTGTATTTATGTTTTAAGAGATGGTCTCTCATACCAATAAAGTCTATCTGTATATTGGTAATCGTATAGTCCACTTATCTTCTCTTCTTCATTATCCTACCAACTCTTGCTTTTCTTGCAAAACTTGCTTTTCTAGGTGATTTAGTTTTTCCGAATCTTGGGCCTATAGCCTTCGGTGTTGCACCATAGAAACCACCTGGGCTTCCTGCAGGATTTTTTGTATTAACAAAAGTTCCAGCTGCTGCATTCATATCTCTGGTCACGCCTAACTTTAATCTGTGTTTACGGATTTTCTGAGTACCATGTTTACCAGTAGGGCCGCTTAAAAATTTAGCCATTCTTTTCTCCTATAAGCTTTTTTATCTGCTTATCTCGAAAGGTACACTTATTCATTCTTGTGTAATCTTTCAGTTTCTTTAATCTTTGTATATGTTTCTTTCTGTGAAGTATTAGATTTGCAGTTTGCAGTTCCAACCCATGTAGACGCTCTACTGTTTGTAGTTTTCTGTCTACCTTCTTTGGGCTCACCTTCTGCGTCTCCTTGTTGTTTTTCTCTTTTTCCTTTTAACAAAAGTTGCTACGTTTCTAGGCTTACCACCTGGATTTCCTGCTTTTCTCTTTCTAGTTACAGCAGAACGTTTCTGTGCTTTTGTCATTCTTGCAGCTTTACTGGCAGGTACACACTTTGGGTACCCTCCTGCTTTCTTTCCTCTTGCTGACTTTCTTCCACATGGTGGATGTCCTCCACCTTTTCTTTTACGAGAGATGTCTACCCAACCTTCTCGGAACCACTTTGTTAGTCCTCCACTTGGTTTTTTAGCCATTACTTTCTTCTCTTACGTCCAGTACCCATACGATACCTTCCGCCTTTGGCTTTGTACGTTTTTACAAGCCAACCATTAGCATATGCTGATGGATATACTTTAAACTTTCTTTTTGCCTGTGCTTTAATTCTTGCATATAATGATGGATTAGTAGGTACAGGTCTTTTCTTTGCCACCTTCCTTCTTGATTTTTTTCTACGAGCTGCCATAATTAAATGTAGAGTCCCCCACTCATTAACTGAAGAAGAGAACTCTACTAGGGTATAACCTACTTGTCCTTGGCTTTCCACACGTTTAGTGCGCACCAGTCCATAATCTTATAAACCTTTTTCATCCAACCGTCATCTACTGGTGTCGGTGTGATGGCTGCTACAAATGAGCAGATTGTTACGATTACGGGAACAACAGATATTAATTTTCCTATCCAAACGAATAAGTCTAACATCTTTTTCTCTCCTCAGTCCTTTCTGCTCTTACGAGCAAGACTGCCTAACCACTATTATTTATACGGGCCTTCGCTATGGTCAACACCGTCGCCGTTGTGGTCGATACTCGGCTTAAATACATTCGTTACTTTTTTACCACTTTTAATCTCAGCGGCAACAAATTTATCTTTGATGTCTACTACTCCATCACCATTTAAGTCGTCTGGGTGTAGTCCTCTTAATAAATTCCAAAATTTTCTTAACATTTTCTTTCTCCTAAAGGGCGGATTGGAGACCCCTCGATAGTTTTCCGTGTCATGAAATTATCTTCATGCTCTTTTGCTTAGTATAAGGTCATCCAATCCTAAACTTTTTTGTACGTTGTATTGTCCCAAGGCTCATCATAATCTACAGGATTGTGCATGTTAAGTTGTTGCACTCCTAGTAGAGGGCGAGTATCTACATTACTTTTATGTAGTGCCCATCCTAAAGCTAGTCCTTCTCCTGAAGATACTCCTTTGTAAGGATTCTTCTGAGTTAGTGACTGCTCTCTGAACAAAGGTTCAATTTGTACTAAATCTTTTCTAACTTGTTCTGCTTTTTCTGATGTCATTGAAAACAGAATCGCGTGTTCCACGATGGGAGCCCATTTATCTGTGTTATTTCCCATTGCTTTTAATATAGGCTTCCAGTAGTTCAAACTAAATCTTAAATCATAGTTTGTAACTGTAGGCACCATATGTGCTTTCATACCTGGCGACCATACTGCTAAATGATAGCAAGAGTTTGGGTAAATGAGTTGATTGTACACTCCTTTTACCAAACTTATATCGTCTATAAACTTTTCTACTATATGCAATCTATAAGTTAGTCTTTTTACATCAATCTGTAATATAGGTCGTCCTGTTTCTATTACAGCATCCAATGCCCATAGTAGTTTATCAAAGTAGTTAAACCTTGGTTTGTTGTACGGTATAATTACGTGGCGTTTACCTGTTAATACCTTTTTAACTTTTTCAGGTTTATCTGTTAATATCCAGAACTTCCAATCAGGCATCTGGTCTATCCATTTCTCTAAGTAACCTATGTATTCATCCCCAATTACACTTAGTGAAATATCAGTAACTCGTGCAGTCTTCATGTTCTCCTGTGTGTAATATCTTAAATCTTTATCAATACTCCAGCAAGGTTGTTTTCCAAAAACATTAGGAATGCACGAGTTTTCAAGGTCAAGAGCTTGAGTATATTCTACTTCTTCTTCTTGCCCTTTCCTTTCTTTGGTCTTCCCCGTTTTGACCCATACGTTCCTTTGCCTCTTGGCATCATCACCTCCCTTTATGTCCATTTTGGTGGTTCCAACGGACACTCTGCCCATCGAATCTTAGTTTTGAGGGGCATAAAACAATTACATACTTTGCAAGTTTTCCAAAACTTTCTATAGTGTGGACACTTTTTGCAAATCTCTAATCTTTCATCTGGTTTCTTCTTTGTCATATTTAATGATTCCTTTCCAAGAAGAAAATATAAGCCAGACTTTTAAGTGTTTCGGCTTTAATCTTTTTATTGTTGCAAACCACCACTCTTCAGGTTTGCAGTTTACATGATAATTTGTACCATCCGGGAAGTGTTTCTTTGCTGGGTTGCATGATATAGTGAAAAATACACTATGGTTTGCATAAGCAAAAATTTCTTCTAGTACCTTATCACATTCATCTTGATGTATATGTTCCATAACATCAGTACAAATTACACTATCGAAAGTTCCTTTTGGAAGTCTGCTAAACTCTTGTATAGCAGGGTCGTATAGTGTCGGCATATTTATGCCAGCTAATTCGTGTAAGTTGTGTTCTGTGTATTGATAACCTTTTCCACAACCATAATCTAAAGCTGTTTTAGGTTTATATGACTTACAGAAGTTTACAAACTCAGTAGTGTGTCTACGTATAGACGTACCTGTCATTAAACGATATTTAGGATGACTATGTGCATCCTTATATCCTTGTAGTAGTTCTTCAGGGTTCACTATCTTCTTCTGTTTGTGTTATGTTTTCTTCTAGTCAGATTCTTTTTCTTTGCAAGTAGTTGTTTTACTCTTGCACTTACTGGAGTTTCTGTCTCTTCTTTTTCCACTGCTTCTTTCAGTGCTTCTTTTATTGTATCAGCCATTTATAAATTCCCATGCTTCTTTTTCAGTTTGATATTGAGTTAATCTTCCCTCTACGTCTCTTACGTTCCAAACGCCTCTTTTGACGTACAATTGCCATCCTTCAGGTAAAACATTCTTTTCTGCTTTAGCCTTAGGTGACTTTTTAATATCTTTTTTATCGTAATTTAATTCCATTATTTTCTCCTAATGTATAGTAATCATACTGATTACAACACCTGCTAGAGTAACTATTAGGAATCCTGCAGACCCCAATAATATAGTTTCTATTCTAGATACTTGTTCTTCGATTCCATTAAATCTATCACTTGCACCTTTTTCCATAGCTTCTATTTTATTAAAGATGGTTTTCCATCGTTCTGCACAGATAGCTTCGTGCTTCTCAAGATTTGCAGCTACCTGCTCGATTTCCATGTTAGTCCCCTTATTGCTTGTGGAAAGTTCCACATTTATAAAAATTATACCAAAATATAGAACTCATGTCAAGTACTATTTTCGTATGGTATAGATTTTTACAGGCTCTGACTTACCTTTTACAGTTACCTCGTCTAGAAACTCGTAATCATAACCATCTACTAAACTGTGCTCAGATATAATTAAATCTGCATTATATTCTTTGCAACTTGATTCTAGCCTAGCTGCCAGATTAACCGCATCACCAAGAACACTGTAATCGAAGCGAGTACTAGAGCCAAAATTTCCAACCACACACGGACCTGAATTAATCCCAGCACCCGTGTTAATTTGGTCAAGGCCTTCCTCTGCAAGTGTTTCATTTAATTCCTCCAAGGCTATTCTCATTTCAATAGCCGCTTTTGTTGCATTCTCTATATGGTTTTCGTCAGGCAACGGTGCACCCCAAAATGCCATGATGCAATCTCCCATGTATTTATCTATTGTACCTCCATGCTTGAGAATTATCTCAGTCTGATTGTCGAGGAAACGATTAATGAGAGTAGTAAGACCTTGTGGGTCTTTCTGGTATTTTTCGGAGATGGGAGTAAATCCTCGTATATCCGAAAAAAGAAAAGTTAGTTGTTCCGTGAACCCACCCAATCTCAGTAATGATGGGTCTTCCTGTAATTTTTTTACAAGGTCTGGACTTACGTATGTCCCGAATTGTTGTTTAATACGAAGTTTTTGACGATACTCGGAAAGGAAGCTCATGAAAGTATGATACCCCCAGTACAGAATCGAGATAACTACGACGCCATTAAGGTTAAGTAAGTAGGAAGATTTATAGGCATACCCCATTCCATAGAATGCACCTGCAATAACTAGTACTAAAGCTAGTACAGAAAGATAGACTCTAGAGACCGTAAGAGCCAATAAGGCGAGGCCAAGTATACTGTAGGCAAGCTGAGCAGAAAGAGTCCAGGTCGGTGCAGAAGGCGCAGTGCCGTTGATAAGATTGTGTAATATATTTGCTTGAATTTCATGAGGGTACTTTGCCCCAGCTGGGGTCGGTACTGGATTGGTGACTCCTTCTGCTGTTGTTCCAAGAATAACAAAAGGAGCTTCAATCGGTTCTTGTAAAAACTCTAGTAGACTTTGTCTATAAAAGTTAGTATTCCAATTCAAAAAGATACGACCATTCGCATCTGTGTTCATAAGTGGGTAGTTTGGAATTCTAACCCACTCAATACCTTCTTGTGTTGTTTTTAGCTGGTACGAAGGGTCGTTTACGGCGACTCTTAAGAGTTCCAAGGCGAAACTCGGGTAGAGTTTTGACCCTACGTTTAGTACTAGGGGAATACGACGAGTAACCCCGTCTATTTCCGGCGTAGCGGTTACTACCCCGATTCCCTTTATTTTTGACTCCAGCGTAGACTCTGTAGGTATAATTCCTGGTGCTTCGTATAGCCATGGTAATGGGTCCTCTCCTAATTGCGCAGTTCCTACATGAGGAGCTTTTGTATTGCGCACTTGTGTTGATGCCGCGTAGGCTAACACTGTTGGTTTTACTTCGAGTCTGCGTGTGAAATATTCATCTTGCATTGGTCCTCGTAAGTCTTTGTTTGGCATTAGTACTGTAATGCCTGGAACTGCCTGGGTTTGCATTATAGCGTCTCCATAGACACTTCTCGGTAATGGCCATCCTCCGTAAGTATTAACAGTTTCTTCGTCAATATCAACTATGAGAATGTTCTCGTTTTGAACTACTTCTGTATTCATAATTAAGTAGTCAAATGTTTTAAGTTCTAAAATCTGTAAAGGATAAGGATTCCATACTAGGAGTCCTATCATAAGTGCTGCTGTTAATATCTTTTGGTACATCTTGCTTTTGCCTTTTCTAATAATCTAAAATTGTTGTACACCACAAGACCTGCCATAGTATTGTAAAAGTTTATTTCGTTTCTTGTATAAATACCTTCATCTTGTAACATCCATATAGGTGCTAAAAATATTGTCTTGTGTGTAATCATATGAGGTACTGTTGGTCTGTCTCCTAACAATGGATTACCTTCTCGAATACAGTCATACTGCAATCCTCTATGAGTAGAGTAAACATCTAATGCTTGTAAACTATAAAATAGAAACCACTGATACTCTCTAGTACCTTCTTTCCAGTCTAAGTCTTTGAAGATTCTGTCTCTTTCTTCTGCAAGTCTTATCAGTTCAGCGTCAGCTTCAACCTGAGCTCTGTCGAATCCGAATACTGGAGTTGTCGCCAGAATTAAGAATAATGTTATAACTTTTACCATCTTGTTCAATAATTATATTATAGCTTGTCTCACCATTGAGGTCTAGTTGTACGGATTGAGTAACGCTACGAATTATAGTAATCTTTTCTGCGTCCCCAAATGTTAAAATCTGTGTTGTTGGGTCTTGTCCAAACAATGTACCTTGTATATCAAACTCCGAAAAAGCTTGAGAGCCTCGGGATTCTTTAACTGCAAGCGCGTCTAGTTCTTCGATAACTTCAAGTAAGTCTTCGAGAAAGTTTACATCTAAATAATCTATATCAAGTTCGTTAAAAGATAAGTCTTCTTCTAGATAGTCTATATCGAGACCATCGTAAGCGAGAAGGTCGACATCAAGAATATTGTCATCAGACTCGTCACCTCTAACATCTCCTGCATTTTCTTCTTCTTCATTTTTTGGTGGGCTCACTATGAGCATG